GAGATATTTTCTCGAACTCAAATGATCCACAAGATCAACAACCCGGAGGTGATTCAATGACTGTGAAATTCTCCGAACTGTCTACCGAGGAACAGGACGAAATTCGCTCGAAAGTTGAGGCGGATATGGTGTCTAAACTCGGTTTGAAAGATGGCAGTTCTATCGAAGATGCAGCCACTCGACTCCGCAACAAAATGGACTTCTCCGCACTCGAGGGTGTTACTGACATCGATGCGATTATGTCCAAAGTTACCGAACAGGTCGAAGGCATCCTCGATGATGAATTCGCCCTACTGGAACAGCAAACCGAACTCATGGTTGCAAAACGTTTAGCGGACCGGCGTAAAACCCGGCACGTTAGCGAATTTGTCACCATGCTATCGGGTGGAAACGCTGAGAATCCTTTCGGTTTGCGGATCGGTGAACCTGCTGAACTCAAGACCGTGATGTTGTCGCTCCCCGACGACGCTCGCGCAAAAATTGAGGCCATACTGCTCGAAACCTGGAAACATGGACGAGTAGAATTTTCCGAATTTGGACATGCTGGGGAGAAAGTCCACGGAACCAAGAAACTTTCGGCTCCAATCGCCGCCCTGCTTACCAGCCACTTAGAAACTGGTGGTAAACTGGCCGACTGGTTCGCCCTGGCTCAAGTCGGAGAAATGTCCGATTACGATTTGAGCGAATACGAGGAGAAGGAGGCATAACATGGCCGACATCTCACGCGACCAATATCTCAAATTTTGGGATGGGAAAAACAACGGTAAATGGGTGTTAGACAACTCTGCCGCTCAAACTGCTTACATCGGTTCTCCGATGATTTTAGACGTTTCTGAGGATACCGTTTATCCCCGCATTTTCGACTCCAACGTGACCCTCGCCTCTGGCGATGTTTTCATCGGGTTCGCTGACGAGGGCAAAGTAGTTGCAACCACCGACACGGAAACTGATAATGTCATTGACATCATCGAGTACCCCTCTATTGTCGGGTTGCCTGCTGGCTCTCTCACCGACGCGAGCGTTGGTAAACCGGTTTACATGTCCGATAGTGGGACTTTGACCGTGACCGCTGGATCTAACCTGAAAATCGGTAAAATCTTTCGCGTTCGCGAATCATACGTCTTTATCGTTCTTGAAGACCGGACCATTCAGTCCCACGCATAAGGCAAGGTGAATTATGTCTCATTTCCCTAAACACCTAGAAGTTGCGGCCCGAACTGGCGTATTAACCGCAGTTGCGCGGCCCAACATGCCTTATCAAGAGGTTGCAATGGAATTGGATCTCACCGCGAAAATCACCGAACTGGTGGACCTCGGCGGGATGCCCGTCCCCACGCAAGACCCCAAAGTCATTGAAAATTTCATTGAGAAGAATAAGCCGATCACCCCGACTGACTTCTATCTCCCTCTGCAGATCGCGCAGAATGATATTGACGACGACCAAACCGGATCCCTGATGCGGAAATTCCAGAACGTGTTACCCGCGTTCCAACGTCACATCAACGCCCGTGTGTTCAAAGTTTTGAACGCTGGCGACGGTGCGACTTACGGCAAGTGCTATGACGGTCTAAATTTCTACTCCAACTCCCACGTGGACGCTGGTGCGAAATACCAGACCGTACAAGATAACCTCAACGATTTGGCCCTCTCGGATACGAACTTCGACACCGTTTGGGTTGCGTCAAAAGGATTTGTAGACGATCAGGAGAATCACACCGATTATTTCTACAACTTGCTAGTCTGCAATCAGGCCAACCGTAAAATTGCCCATCAGATCGCAAACAACCCCTGGACGTATGACACCGCCAACCGTGAAGAAAATCCATACGCAAGCGAAATGTCTTACATCACTTCGCCCGAAATGGACACGAACGCCTGGGTTGTAGTAGCCACCACCGAGCCGGGAGTAAAACCCCTCATCGTCGGTATCCGCAAACGCCCTCAACTGGCTGACATCTCTTACGATGCTAACCAGGAAAATGGCGGCCTGTGGACCATCACCTATCACGGTCGTTACGAAGTGATTTATGGCGACTGGCGACTGGCGAACATGGGCAAGAGTTAGCACAAGTCCCTTACAATTCAAATTAAGTCACTAATGCGTGGCGGGTGATAATTGCCTCGCCACGCATTTTTTTTATGAAAGGTGAAAAAATGAAAGTTTTCAGAAATCCCACGTTTTACTCTGTAGTTGCCGCCGTATGTTCCGTGTTGATTTTAGTGTCCCTGTTCATGATTGCCGGTAATCTACAGCCCGCACCTGCTGACGAGTATTTTGAATCGTCCACGCGATCTATCGCCGGGGCGGGTGTTACCAATCTCACGAACCTAGAACTCTCTGGAACCCTGGACGTTGCCGGGGCATCTACTCTAACTGGTGCTACTACCATCACCGGAAATACTGACATCGCTGGAACCCTACAATATGGCGCGGATGATTTATACGCCCTCGGATTTGCCACCAGTGGTCAACAAGTAGTCTATGGAACTGCGTCTATTACTGGAACCCTGGCCGCACCGCATGGAT